AGTCAACAATATTCTTAATATACTTACTTGGTGATTGTTTTCCGTGTCCTTCAAAGTACATTACTTTATTTGTTTTGCGACAGGCTTTAGATAAAATTCCGTATCTGTTTTCTAATTCCTTAGTGTCAATAACAGCAAGAAACATTACCACATCAAAATTAGGTAGACTGGTCCATAAAAAGTTACTATCTAAATCGTCAACAATAAAGTTAATATCTAAATTAAGTTGTTCTTTAATTTGATTTGCTTTTTTTACAGCAGTCCAATCAAACTCTACTCCTGTAACCTTTGATGCTCCCCAGGCTTTTGCTTGAAAAGACATTTGACCCATATTACATCCAAGGTCAATTACTGTTGATCCTACAAAATCATTAGGGTCATAGAATTTAATTCGATCATTAAGACTGCGTTTTCCTTTAATACCTAACTGTGGTATTTCGTGATAATCTACAAACCAATCATCTCTTTTTTGTAAGTTAGCCATTATGTTCCCTATATTTTCTTAGTGAGACTTTCTGAATTAATATTAGTTCCAATTGAGTAAAACGGATGAAGTCTTGCTATAGGTACATTTGTAGTTTTAAGTTCTAATAAATTAGATCCAATTTGTTGATCAGCCGCTACAATCATACCATGCTCGTTTACAAAATTGATTAATACATTAGCGGCCTCTGGCTTAATAATATAACTCCATGCTCCTCTAAAATAATTACCAACAATATTTAATACTTTTTTGCCTTTTGCATGAGCATTATGATAGTCAATAATTTCAACATCTTTAGTTAAACTTTTTTCTACTTCTCTATTGTAATATTTGCTAAAAGGATCGTAATTGTCAAGTTTGCACACATGATTAAACTGACCCCAAATGTCATCCGGCAGTTCTCTAATGAAGTAGCCATCATGTTCGAGAATAACATAAGGAATGCCATCCTTGGCACATTGCTTCCATAGTGAAAGATGACTTAAGAAGCAACCTATTACTCCCTTACGTCCTTTTTTCACTTTTCCAACTCTTGTAACACCTAACTCTATACAATGTTTTGCATAATCATTGCCGTGTATAGCATCAAAATATTCAACAGGTAAATTAAATTTTTCTGCTTGTGCTACAGAGTCTTTTGCAATTCTAACTGAATGTTCGTTTTGTTTTAGGCAAATAATTTTAGTTTTAAATCGAGGCATCTTCCATTCCTGCTACACGTAATTTAGTAATGTTAGTAAGTTGCCATTGCTTTTGATCTAAGCCTTTAGTAATGCCTAACCATTTATTACGCATCAGGGCAAACTCATTGATAATTTTTTCCATATCAACTACGTCTGCTTCACCGTCGACGTATTTTTCTACATCTCGACTGCTTAATGCTCGTTGGTAATTTTCAAGATATTTTTTAAAGAACGAACTACGCAATCTACGTAATTCGATATTAAGGTATTCAAGGATTGCTTCAAGTTCTTGAAGTTGGTTGAAGCGATGCTCAACAAGACCAGGCATATTTGCCGCGGACTTCTCAATGTTGCCGTAAATACGACACTCTTTTTTCGCTTCAACCAGTTCGTCTTCATAGTATTGTAAAGCGTCTGGTATTTTGCTAATATCTTTTGATATCTGGCTATACCACATGGTTAATCCCAATCATCATCGTCAGCGGTCATCTCATCTTCAATATCAAGATAGTAATTAATTGCCGCATCAAGATAATCACAAACACCTAAAGAATCTTTCAATGCTTCATCACTTGAACCATAATCTGCAAGAAGATCAACAAATCTTTCTGCTACAGTTTCAAGATGCTTTTTGTCTACGTGTTCTTTAAAAAGATTCCATGTGTCTACAATTTGTGAACTTTCCATAAAGTTTTACTCCTCAGTGACTGCCTCGTTAACAGGTTCTTCAACTTCATCTGTAGTTACCTCTTCTACAAGATTGTTGAAATCATTCATGACTTTGTCAAGTAGATCGCCACCTGCTTCCCAGGCTTTACGATATTCTTTGATTTCTTCACCTGTACTTGAAACATACTTGAGTCTATTTCCATCTTTTTTCAAAATGTCTTTTTTCTCAAATAAGTCAACAAGACCACTGTATGGATTCATACCAGTTTCATAAGGAATTTTAACTTGCACACCTTCAAAAGGTTTTGCATATCTTGTTTTCATTACCTTACAACCTGCACGAATACCACGTACTTCTGAAATCTTATTACCGTCTTCATCTTCTTTTAGTTTCAATTTCTTCATTGCAACTACAATAGATGATGCATAGATAAAGCCTTGTCCACCTGATATCTTATCGTCTGGATCAAACATATCTTGCGATGCATATGTGTGGTTAGTACATACAAGTCCTACATTGTGTGAACCAATCATGTTAACTGTGTTTCTAACAAGTGATGTAAGTGCCTTAGGTTTTCTACCCATATCACCCTTCATATCACCTTTGTTAAACTGGTCAACATCTGTTGGTGTTAACAACATACCTAAACTATCAATTACAAATAATACTTTAGGACGTTCTTCTTCCGGCATATCTTTGTAGTCTGCCATAAACGTTGATACTGTTTTAGCAACATCATCAATCATGCTCATGTTAAGTTTTAGTAGTTTATCTTCTGATGTGTCTACGTCAAGTGCTTGTAACCATGCTTCGTCAAGTGCGTTCTCTGAGTCAATTAGAACTACAAAGATACCTTGATCTTGTGCGGCCTTTACAATGTTACCTGAACAAATATAAGACTTACCTGCACCAGATTCACCTGCAAATACAGTTACTTTACCTAATGGAACACCTTTATTAAAGTCACCACTAATAAGATAATTGAGTGCATAGTTACCTGTACTAATCCAATCAGTCGGATCATTAAATCCTGCACTCATGCCTGTGATTGACTTAGTTAAGTTTTTACGAAACTTAGAAACGTCAAATGCTTTATTAGCCATTACTTCTCCTTTAGCAAGTTGGGAGTAGACATAAGCCTACTCCCTTAAATGTTTTTGCTTATTGCTGACGTGAACGGATCATTGCAAGAATGTCTTCCGCCTTGTTGTCAGTTTTAGGTGCTTCTGCTTCTACTGCTGGTGCAGTTGGAGTTGCAGTTGCTTCTACCACTGGCTCAGCCGCTGGTGCTGGTGCAGTTGCAGGAGCACTTTGACTCGTTGCAGTTGCATTACTTGATGCCGCTACATTTGGATCACCTGTTCTTGCCGCCATTCCCGCTGGACGGAAATATTGACCAAAACGTTCTGGATCATATGCTTCACCATCAACAGATGCTTGGAACATCTCTTGCATTACCTTAATTTCTACATCTGTAGGCTTTTTAGGTAAAAAGTCATTTAAGTTGAACAAGCCATGCTTTTCAATTGCTGACTTTTCTGCTTCAGTTAATGGACGCTCTCTACGTGCCCAATTCGAAGTTGAATAGTCTGCATATCCACCTTTAGAAGTTTTTACAATTCTAAAGTCTACACCTGCTGTGTAGTCTGTTGGTAGTTCTTCCATATCCGGATCAAGTAGAGCAGATTTAATTAATTGGAAAATTTGTGGACCAATAATAAAACGTCTAATTGGATTTTCTGGAAGTGAATCTTCATTAAGTCCGTTTTCAGTTACGAACCCTTGGAAAATGTATGAACGCTTCTTCCAATACTTACGACCCATATCTTCAAGAGTTGGATCTTTGAACCAACCACGTACTTCGTTAAGAATTGCACATGATTCGCCGTACATTTCCATACATGGAATTTGTACTTGTACTGGACGACTGTCTGTTTCACCTTTCACACCTGCGAAAGGAAGTTTGATCATCAAACGTTCTTTCCAAAAGAAGTCTGCACTTTGGTCACCATCAGGTAAGAAACGTACAGTAGACTGTTCGCCTTCCTTTAGATTCCAAAATGGGTAAATTGCGTTGTCGCCGCCGCTTGATTGATTTGAACCACCTGTGCGTGATTCTGCTTCTTTAAGTTTAGCACGAATTTCTGCTAATGTTGCCATAATAATGCCTCCTATAATAATGCCTATGGGCTAATGTTAGTGCCTTGATTGTGTTTAGCACATAATATACACTATACACAAACTTACTTATAAAGTCAAGTGAAACTTTGTCAAAAAAGTGACTTAGTGAGCCAAACCCGCTAAAGTCTTAATTCTTGCCATCTCTTCATCTTGATTTGTAACCAATTCCTTCATGATGTTCATAGCATCTCTCATTGCTTCGTCACCATACTTCTTTTCAACTGCTGTCATTACCGCAGTTTCACCTTTAGGGAATTGATTAGTAGTATAATCAAAGTGTCCTTTGATAAACTCATCTAAAGGTAATTCTTCTTCTTTATCGTGTAACTCGTCTGGAGCATCTGCTTTTGATAACGCACCATCTTTGTCAATTTTGACATCCATAGTATCGTCATCTGCGCCTTTCTCTGCCATTAGTTCTTCTGCTGTCCAAAAGTCTTCAACTTGTAGTCCT